ATTATCTGACATTTCATTACCTCCTTCTGCGTTTGCCTGTTTTGCAATTGTTTGTGTTTCAGGCAACGTAAATCTTGAGTGCTTATATGCATCAAGAATCTTATCAATCTCTTTTGCTTTATTAACATCTGAACTCTCAACCCAACCAATTAGTTGTGCTGGCTTACCAGATACTGGTGAGTCATATGTCTTCTCTGTTGAGATAAAAACAGAGTTACTGTCTTCACAGTAAAAAATATTTTCTGTTACTACTTCAGTTGCAATTCCTTTAAATATCAATTGGCCATTTACCTTTTGAATAGACAGAACATTGCAAAGCTCATTTGCTGGAGAATCTACAATTGATAATTCAATCAAATCGTAATCCTTAATAAATCTTACGGTCTTACCGTTCGCCTTGTTAACTTCGTTATCTGACTCATTAATCTTTCCGCCGATTGAGAATCCAGAAAGAGTTCCATCTAGAACCTTTTCCCATGTATCCTGTGCGCCCTTTGAAATGTATGCTGTTACATAAACTCCGTTATAAAATTCTTTAGTTGCTGGGTCATAAAAAGTTTCTGGCTTGAAAGAAACCATCTTTCCAACTGCAAGAGATCCGTGCATTTCACGAATGTTCCCACGGAAATTTTCGAATGCTTTTACGCTTGCCTCTGCTGTTACAACGTCATTGGTCTGGTCAATATTATCTAGCGTTGCAAACCCAGAAACTGTTCTCTTTTCACGGTTAACTTTAGTGAAAGGTACAGACAAGTTAATGTCATTGCCATGGCTAGTCCATAAAGACTTTTCAATATTCATATGCTTAATTTTAGCGACTTATAGATAAAAAGGCAAATAACAGTTGAGTAGAGTTAGTCAACCTGTCTTCCGTCGCCCTTGGCATTTCTTCCTTCTCCAGAATTATCTGGGGAATTTGCCTGTCGGTCTTGGGATCTTTGTCTGGTATTCCCAGCTTGGGCTGTCTGCTCTGCGGCATCCTGACCCTTTAAATCTACGACTTCATCCCCGCCTTCAAGAGGAATCATACCTTTTCTAATTCGAACTTCATTAGGGGTAATTACTTGCATTCTTAAATATCTTTCGTCAATCTTAGACTGGGTGTCTTCGTCAGTAAGAGTTAATTCATTAAATTTAAGTGTTAGTGCGTCTGTCTTTTCTTCAAATATTTTATTTAATTTTTTCTCTAAAATCATTTGTGCTGGTCGGCAAACCTGCTCTTTAAATGTTTTATCCGCATCTCTTGCTACTGCTAAATTAACTCCTTCTGGGGTTCCAATTTTATTAATTGGGACACGGTGGGCCAGTAGGATTTCATCTCTATTTGATTTGCGATAAACATTAAATGAAGACTCCTGTGGATTTGCTTCGACTGGCTCCATTTTAAATTCGGTTTTTGAGTCTGGAGTATCTCCTGGAAGTGGAATATATAGGGATCTGTGATTCTTGCCCTTTAGCCCCACCTGGAAAAACTCAAGTAATTTACGCTCTGACTCTGGAGAAAGCTTTGCTCCCTTTACTGTAATAATATATCTTGGGACCGCTTTGTTTTCAAAGTAATCTAGGTTATATCTTCCAGATAATTCATTACCCGCCAAAGAAACCTGGGCTGCAATAATATCTGCAACTCCATAGTAATTGTTCATTGGTGTATATTTCTTTAAATGAATAATTTCATTTGGGCGATCTTCTTGTCCAGCAATTGGGTTCTCTGTTTCTAAATCTCCAAAGTTGTTAAAGTATACTGCCTTGCCGTAAAGCAATTGAATAAATCCATCTCTAAGTCTACGTACACGCATTGTTTTTGCTGGGATATGACCAATGTATCCAATGTTGCCAGCAGTGGTTCTTCCTATTTCAATATAGCCGTTTCCAGTTGCTTCGTAGTCTGTAAATACTTTAATTAGTGTTTGAGTAAATGTATCTTCATCATTTGTTGTATCAAGCCATGAGTGTAGATCTTGTCTTAATTTGCTTAGTTTTCTACGTGCTCTTTCAAGAGATTTATCATCTGTAAGGGAATCAATAGCATCGTTTGTTTTCTTTGTTTCTATAAAATCATATCCTAGCCCAACAATGTTTGCTACTTTTGCGTTAATTGCTGCATAATTGTATGTTGAAATTTCATATACCTTTGAAAGGTATTCTAGGTTATACGGAGGCTCTACTAAATCAAACATAGCATAACCAGTAATGGCTTGTGCTAATAGGTTTTGCTGTGTTCCAGTTTCTTCTCTGCCAGTAAACGACTTAGAAAATTCTCTGTTAATTTTACGCTTAAACGATGCGCCTAGACCTCTTACTTTTTTTAGATCTTCTAGGCCTGCTAAAAATGGATCAGATGTTGTCTCATTTTTTTCTAGCGATAGCCAATCTGCGTTGTTTGAAATATTAATTATATTTTCTGAGTTGTCTTCATCAAGAAATTCTGCGCTCATCTTAGCCCCTTTAGTTTTTTCATTTCGTCCTTGTAGTTACCAATATCAAATGGGTCAGGAACTAGTCCCCAGTCAAGTCTTTGTTTTTGGTGCTGAAATTCTTCATCGTCAATCTTCCTTCTAGCGGAAAGAAATTTAGGCCCGCCTTCGTATATGCCGAACGTGCGAACTTCTCTAGCCAGAGCATCGATGTTGGCTCTATTTCCTTTTTTGGACGTGATTGAAAGAAAGTTCCCATCATCATCTCCAATCCATCTGCCGTCTGGCATCTCCCAGACATATATGCCTAGTATTGATTCTTCTTCAAGAATTTTGCTTCTTGTCTTGTTGATATCCATATGACTTTATTTTACCATTATTGTCTACTCAAGTCCAGCTTTTTGTCAACTGATGTGACAAAATTAAATAGTTTGTATGACTAGCCAGTCGCTGTTGTATGCTTTTGGGGCGGAATCTGTCAATGTCATGGACGTATCTGACACTGAGACATTTGGGCGGGATATATAAGATCCATAATGCTCTGTAGCCAAAGCCTCGGACATTTGATAATCGTATATAGCAATATTTTTATATAGGCTAGATGGGCCTCCTGCGCCTGTATAATTAAACTTTAATACGCCTGAACAAGGTTGTGTTAGAACTAATACAACATGATGTAAATTGTCTGCTAGGAATACATTTGATATATTTGTCTGACTTGTCCGATCTACCCCATTTACATATATCTTTGAGATATTAGTCTTTGTTATGGTCCCGCTGTTTGTCCAAGAGTATCTGGAAGCCGTGTATGGGCCTTCTGAGGGCACATCAAATAAAGCACTGGCCGTAAGGTCAGAAGGTGTAAAAAACATCTCTATGGTGCTTACAGGGTCTTTTACGGGTATGTTAAATCCTGCACCTGCCTTTGTTTGAAGACCATTATTTTTATGTCTTAAAAGTGGTGGGTAGCTAAATGATCCGAGGGAGTAGTCGGATGTTGATGTAGCATAGTATCCAGAATTTTCTGAGTAGGCATCAATTGATGAATAAAAGTCTAGTTTAACTGAAGATAATTTTGGAAGGTATTTAGAGGCATCTGTTGTAGACATTGTGATTCTAAGGAATACATTATTTGTTGTTATTGGTGCCGACTTATTGTAATTAGGCAGAGATTTGCCATTTTCACACATAGAGTAATTAGTTCCATCTATGCTAGATTGTACTGTTATATTCTTATCCGCCTTCCAATAGATCTTAGAAGTTGTAGCACCCATGTCCTTGGGAATATTTATAATTTCATTAATTTCAACAGATTTTGCTATGGCAGTATCTGTCTTGTAAAAAGTAAGGGCTTGATTTGTCTTCTCATAATAGACATCATCATTTACATAGTTTTTTAATTCAGTCAAAGAGTATCGGTACACAGGCTTAATAAATTCATCATTTAACTGAAATAGCTTGCCCCCGTCAGTTCTAATAAACTGAATAGGATTTACGTGAAATGTTCCAGATACAAAATGGTGTCTAATTATTTCTGATGTGAGTGCCTCACGATATATTGCTGGAGCATCTACTATAAAATAGTCTGTTGAGGTTGATGGACCAATTGATAGGCTTAGGGCTTCATTTGTAAACTTAAATCCTGTGATTGATTTGGTGGCAACATTATACCCATCGACAAATAGAGACATGCTAGATTGAGAATATGTGGCTACGATATGCATTACCTTATTGGTATTATTTAACGTGTAATATAGCTCTTGATCTTGAAGTTTAAATACCAGTGCTCCAGCCTCATAATATATTCCAATACCCGCCGTGTCGTCTGCCATTAAAATTGTTCTTGCCGTGCTGTTAATTTTAGTATATACCCATGCCTCTAATGAAAAATTATTTTGCGATGTATATTTATTTGCAAATCCACCACTTACCGTTGACCCATAAAAATCTTTAGTTGTAGACAATGTAATTGATTTAGTAGAGTTAATTAAATTGCCTGAAATTCCACCTGGTATTAATGGAAGGATATTAGATTGAAGGCCTCCTACATAAGTTCCCGTGTTTCCGCATCCAGAAATGTCCATAGCTGATGTGCCAGAAGACTCATCTAGTGGCAACAACATGATAGGGTGGTCTTTAATTACCTTTAGTTGATAACTCATAATATTATTATACTACATTTAAAAAGCAGTATTTAAGAAACAACTTCTACGCCAGAAATGGTGAGAAGGATACCGCCTGGGATACTAGCCTGAGCGAAAATTCTATCTCCTGGATTTACGACTATTGTGACATCGTGAGAGGTAATAGATTTATCTGGTGCTGTCATATCTGGAAACACCTTGTTATAGTTCTGTGCATCTTCGCCCGCTGGTGCAACATATATAGAATATATTAATGTTCCGTTGTAAATGTTTGAAACAATAATGTTTTTTATGATTGCTTTGTTAGCAAAGGTTTTGAGGGGTGTTGTTGCTAGCTGAGTTAATATTAAAGGGCCGACGAATCTTTCTGGGACATATGCCATTTTGTATCCTTAGACGATTGTCCACTTAGAAATAAGGTCTCTTTCAACTTGACCCATTTCATAGTCACTTACGGCTCTGTTATAAATAAGAATTTCTCCTAAATCAAACTGCCCATATGTAGAAAGGTAGCGACCAATTGCTTGGCCTGTCATGTTAGAAGGGGCTCCGTCTGAAGCTCCAAGAGCTACGGTTACGCCGTTTCTTCTAACTTCTCTTCTATTATTTAAATTATCATATCTAATAGCATAAAGTTCTGGCTGTCCAGGAGTTACTGTTGGAACAATTGCATTAATATCGTCATTTCCAAAAACCGCTCTATTGGATGTTGGAATAGTGTAACCCGATGCTAGGTTCGATCTAGTTAGAACACCTTGTCCGCCGATAACAAATGAACTACCAGTTTTTGCAGTTTTAGTTGCAACGTAGAAAAGTGTAAAAGATGAATTTGCAAGCCATGATAGTGTCGGGTCTGAGAATGTCATGAATTGATTTACGCCATCAAATCTTAGTGCTGGCAATGAGTTAATTGCTGCTAATATATAAGTAGGTTGGTTTGCTGGAGTTGCCTGCACAAAGTTTCTCAAGTATTGAGATCTTTCTTTTGCTAGATAGCATTTAAATGTAATTGGATCTATTTCAAAGTTGTCAACGGCTGTGCCGTCTAGCCATAGCTGTAAGCCAAACTGACTGTATCTTGCTCTTTTAAATAGCGATCTCTGTGACTCTAACATTACTCCCCCTGTAAGGATTCAAATTCTTTAATAGCAGCCGTGTTTGACTTTTTTTCTTGTGCAGTAAAGTTTACAAGCTCAACTCTGTATACAGATCCATTTAGGAAATATGGATCACAGAATATCATTTTTTGTTTTGCTGAGTCATGCTCTAAATACTCTAGAACTTCAACCAAATTGTTCTCTTCTTTGAAGTCCTCATTAGGACCTGAAAGAGGAAAAGAGGCATTTGGAAATAATGTGTTAAGAGTTCCAGATCTCTTTACGGTTTCTGAGTCAAGGATCGCATAGTACATTTTAGCCGTGTGACCATTCGTTCATTGGAACCACTGTTGGATAATTTGTAGACTGATATCTTGTATCAAATGAGTATGTGAATGTTGACTTAAATAGATCAATATTTGCGCCGTTTGCAACAGTTGTTCCATTAGAGTCTCTTCCATATTTTAGAAGCCCGCCTGGATCAACAACATACAGTCTCATACCTACGTTTCCATCAGTGTTAGATGATCCTGCGTGGAAGATAAACTTATCTTTCTTAAATGGAACTAATTGTGCTCCCCAAGAGGTGCTTGCCCATTGTCCAATATAATACCTTGAGGGATCCTTGGTGTTAAAGAAAATAACATTCATTCCTGTCTGGTAGTAATAATAAGGTGCATAAGCTGCAAACCAGTTGTTATCCCAGGTCTGCATATAACGCATTCCGTACCAGGTTCCCTGCTCAATTCCGTATGACGTTGTATTTCCGTGACCACCTAAAGTTGTTAAGGTTCCAGATGTTGTTGCGAAGTTAGGCTGGAATGTTGCATAGTGAGTTATGTTTGAAGGAACAAATCGTGCTATTCCAACTAGGTTATTGTCTCCCATAACAATGTATGCTTTTCTTCTTGACTCATCATAGTTTTGAGATGAGCTTGCCTGCCATTGAAAATCATTGTAATAGTAATAAGCTGATTGAGTTAATGCTGTTGGTGTGCCAGCAGTTTTTGCTTCTAGCAAAAATCGATGCATTGTTCCAGCTGTGTAGTTTTCTGCATCTAACTTCCGAGCAGTATTTTTCCATACGTGAAGTCTGTAATTATTAGAGTTGTCTCTCGGCTCTAAAACTGCTAATGTGTTAGTTCTAACATTGTAAGAAATAGCTGTGTAGCCAGTATTAACGTTAGTCCAGTTGGCGTACGTTGCGCTCATGTTAACTAACTCTAGTGGGGCAGTACCGCTTCTAGGATACATTCCTAGCTGTGAGTTTCTATAGTAAATTGATTGTCTTGGTCTAACGCCTTCTTCCTGAATTACTGTTCCAAAAAATGGCCAGTGCTCAAGAACATAGTTGTACCAAACTGAGTGTGCAAACTGTCCATCAGATCCTGAAGCAGGTGCATGTCCTGGCAAATGTACAAGCCAGTTGCCTTCTGCTTGCTGGTAATTAGTTCCTTTTACTGAAGAGTGTCCCGTTCCTCTAGAATCCTGTGAGGTATTTGTGTATCTTGCTCCTCTATCAGGCCAGTCTTGACCTTCTGTATCATCTCTTAGATATCCGCCGTACATAGGCTGCATATTGCTGCTGTAAGTAACAAATGCTGGCTCGTTGGATCTATTTGTATATACTCCAAAAGTAGGGAGAGGGGTTTTTGTAAGGGCATTATTTTTAATATTATCATCAATTAAATCTACTTGAGCAATAGAAGCGTTTAGGCTTAGTGCTGCTGAAGATGACAATAGGATAGATAGCATTTGAGGGCTTGTGTTTAGCCCTGCATTCAGGTTATTAAAAACCGATAGGTCTAAATCTGGTAATGCTACTGAAGTGCTGTTTGATGATATTGTTGATATTGCCACTTTTTTCTCCTATTTATGTTAGATTTTCAAATCTGAAAATGCGTATGATCCAAAGATTGTTGTTCCATTATTTCTGGTGTAAAAATTTAAAACTGTTGTATCTAGTGATAGTACTGGCTGAATGTTTGAGGCACCGCCACCATCCCATACAATACCTGCTGGCCAGTTAATAGTATAGCTTCCACCAGACTTAATTTCCATTTGCCAAAATTGTGCTACGCTTGCTGTTTGTGCAATGTTTGAAAAAGCTACTGTAAAGTTACCTCCAGCAATTACACGAAAAACATTGGAGGCTGCTAGGTCTAGGGTAAGGGTTCCGCTTGACTTAGTTCCTAAGTTGGTGAATTGTGCTGGGATATTAAAGTATGGCTTGCCTTGCCCATTAATTGGAGCCTGAAGATATGTGTAGGTCCAGAGTGCTGGGACTACTGATTGGGGGGTCTGTGTAATTGGCATGTTATTCCTCTTCTGGTAGATCTAGCTCAGGCAAATCT